GAGCCACGGGTCTACCGACAATTGCCACTCCAACTAGATCGGAACCGTATGATGCGCCAAGAGCAAACCGGCAACCAATTTTGACCGGCTTATTATGACGGTGAAAGTTTTCCACAAAAGAGTTTGCTTCTTTGATTGTGATAGGCAGCACCTCAAGTTTCAGGCTCATCTCTTAAATAGCCTCTCGCACGATATAGAACCAAGTTGGCAGAGAAACGAGAACCGTTGCGTCACTGCCATTAAACTCAGGATTGACGCTGGAGAGAAACAGGCGGCAGGTTGGCTCTTGCCTGTCATATTTTACGATTAGACAAGGCGACAGCTTGTGCAGGGCAGCGGAGTCCACAGCTTGCTCCCACATGGCGTCAGAGCCGCCCACAGGGCCTTTAGCGTAGCGTTTACACTCAATCGACCAATGCGGGATCAGGATATCTGCGCCGCCCTTCTCTTGATATTGAGAAAGATTGCGCCGCACGTTCTCATAGCCGAGATGGTCCTTGATTTCGTTCACGCACCAGCGCTCAAACGCAGAGCCTTTGTTGCGTGACATTCGACTCACTTCAAAGCGCCCTGCGCGTCGGTGTCGGAGTCCTGATAAAACTCATCATCAAAAACACGATACTCGCCAGTGCCGTCGCACTCCCAACATCTGTCAGGCACGACATCGCCCTCGTCCCAACTTGATGCTACACGCACCCAGCCAGAGCCATCACAGTTTTGACATGGTCTCGTTGAAAAAGTCATTTGGCCTTACCTCACCATCACTTGCCAAAAAGATACGCCGCATGGTTCCGGGTGACGGACGCCTGCTGCCTTCCAATATTCGACAGATAGTAGACCTTGACAAGTTGCACTTGTAAGCGAACTTAGCCTGGCTCATGTCGTTTGCTTTTAGATACTCAGATAACGTCATTCTTTTTTTCTACATTGTTGTTGCCACAGAGTCAATTCTGTATTAATACTGTTGACGAAAGACACGATAACACACGAATAGGCATGTTATGACACAGGAAATACCAGAATACAGAAAAGAGTTTGGCGCTGCACACGACAGCGCATCAGGCGCAACACAGGACAAATGGGAGTTTGTTCTCAAGCTGTATTGCAGACATTTGCAAGTGAAGATGCCAATGGCAGCGCGTCCCATGTGTGGCATCGTCGTACAGGACGGCGCAAACAAAATACTTGGACTCGACAAGTATCAGCCACTGATCGGCCAGCAAGATGGCATGGAAGAAACCAAGGCCATCGCAGAGGCCATGCAACGTTTCAACAAATACAAGCCAAGAGATTGGGATGACGGCAAGGACGCTGAAGAATGGGATGCCTTCAAGCAATACCTTACAAACATGATCCTGTTTGCTGTTGAAGGTGTGAGGGAGCGCTTCAAGCACGCCAACATGATTGAGGGTGAGTATCAGCGCTGGCACAACGAGGAAAAAATTGATGTGCCTGTCATGCTTTATCAAGACTATTCCGGTGGTGGCATACAGTGTGACCTGAAAGCCAAGCCGCCCCTGCGCAACCCACCAAAGAAAGACGGCACCCGCTCATGGCGCGTGCCAAAGGTGGAAGGCATCACGCCAACAGCGCAACAACAAATTCAGCAAGCCGTTTATTACAAGGCAACAGGTGAGCCGCCGTCACTGCTGTATGTCTCCGCGTCTGGCTACTACATAGCCGACGCCGACAACTGTGACCAACTCAAGCCTGACGCTTTGGAGAAGGCATACGCTGAAGCAGTGCGGTCATGGCAGATCAGTCAGAATCTGTTGAAAGCCGCAAACGGATCATGGCGCACCCTGGCTGGCCTCGTGCAGCCAGACTTCAATGAGATCGCAAGGCGTCATGGCCCATCAATCGTAGATGTAGCCAATCAACTATGGAGATTCTAATGGCAAAGGCAGGACGACCAAAGGCATCAGTGAGTGTGACTCTCACAGAGATCGAACTTAGCAAACTGGTCACAAACCTGATGTGGCAATGCGAGATGTGTGTTGAAGAGTTTCATCACATCAACGCACATGACAACGACTATCAAGGCAGTCCCAACTATCTGCAAGACACGGCAGAAATGTTTGCACTGACACACAAGCTGAAGATGGCTTACAGCAAAAAATATGGAGATGCCAAATGATTGAACCAACCCCTGTCTACAGGCTGGTGCGTAGGGATGACCCTGCAACCAGCCACGACGCCGCAGAGAGCATCGACGCGACGGCCTTGGAAAGCGTAGTAGCCGATGCAATCTGGGAGTTTGGTGCAGCAGGCGCGATTGCTGATGAGGTCTGCAATGCCCTGCCGCATCATGCTTATAACAGCATCACACCACGTTTCAAGCCCCTGAAAGACAAAGGCATCATCATCACCGATGGTAGCAGGCGCAAAGCCAAGTCAGGGCGTGGCCAGATGGTCATGTGGCACAAGGAGTTTTTTCAGGGAGACACTGATGGATGAAAAACAAATGTTCCAGGCAATAGTCAGCCTCAAACCATACCAAAGAAAACAGCTTGGTATCTATGCACTGCAAGGTTTGGTCGATGTCTTACGGGAGTCTGGGAGAAAAATTTCACAAAGAACAATACAGCGCATGGTTCACGAAGAACAGGATTTTCCCGTGATTAGAGAAGGCGATCACAGCGAACGGAGACGATTGTTTTTTAGATTGGCTGATGTTGAGGCTTTCTTGGATCGTGATGTTCATGCCTTGTTGGAACACTTTGGAGAGAACATGGTTAAGGAACCTTTAGATATCGGCACGCCGTATGTCACCCGCGAGGACATGCAAGACAGCATCAATGAATTGTATGTGCGAGTGGATCACCTGCAACGCACGGTAGACAAAAACAACGAGAAGGTAGCTGACATGGAGAAGGCTTTGGCCCTGTTTGTGGAGCTTATCTCTGATAAACTTGGCATTGAACAGGGGGAGAAAAATGGCTGA